TGTATGCAAAATCTAAATGGCCTGAAAATTGGAAGTCTAAGCTAGTAATATTTAATGAAAATGCAATGGAACAACCATTGTCTGACACTGAAGTAAATATAATCACTAAACAACATGATAAAAAAGATTGGGGTTATAAATGTAACGATCAACCAATGTGTAGTTTGTGTGATAAAAAATTATGTAAAACTAGAAAATTTGGTATTGGTCAAGAGATAATGTTTCCTAGTTTAACTGATTTACAAGTTGTTAATTTAGAAGAGCCTTATTATTACATGAATGTGGATGGTGATAGATTATACTTAGACTCAGCAAAACATTTGACCAATCAAGTCTTGTTTCAAGAAGAATGTGTCAAGCAGCTTAGATTTAACCCACCAACACTTAAGACAAATGAATGGAAACAAAAAACAAATATTCTTTTAGAAGGTGCTGAGATAACGGAGCCTGCTGAAGGAACAGGAACCAAGGACATATTAAAAAATTACTTAGAAGACTACTGTTTAAATAGAGTTAAAAAAGATGACTTTGAAGATCTTAAAAACGGTGGGACATATACAAAAGATGAATATCATTATTTTGTATTCGACAATTTTTTTCATCAATATCTTACTCGTAGACATTGGAAAGTGCAGTATCAAAGAACATCACAAATGTTAAAAGATTACTTACATTGTTTTACCAAAAGAGTTGGTAAGACTAAGCTTTCTGTTTTTGTGGTAGCTAGATTTGATAAAAAAATACAAACATATAAACAAAAAACTTTTAATAAGGATAACTACTAATGAGAAAAATAATTTACGGACCACCAGGTACAGGTAAAACATACTATTTAATGAATGAACTAGAAAAAGTTTTAGAGAAGGTTGAACCAAGTAAGATAGGTTATTTTACTTTTTCAAGAAACGCAGCACAAGAAGGTAAAAGTAGAGCTATGGATAAGTTTAATTTGACAGAAAAAGACTTACCTTACTTTAGAACTCTACACTCGTTTTGTTTTAATATACTAGGTTTAAAAAAAGAAAATGTAATGCAAGAAAAAGATTACAAAGATTTAGGTAGAGATTTACAGATAGAGTTTGAAGGAATTAGATATGATCACGATCATGAAGGTGTGTTACATTCAAAAGATCCATATATATCCTTAATTAGTTTAGCTAGAAACAAAAGAATGTCTCCATTAGATTTATACAATCAAAATGGTTATAGTTACAATCTTACGTATGGTAAATTAGATATAATCAACAAAGAATTATATCAATATAAAAAACAAAAAGGATTAATTGACTATATTGATATGTTAGAAAAATTTTTGGACAAAGGAGAAAGTCCAAAGTTTGAAGTTATATTTATAGACGAAGCACAAGATTTAAGTCTTATACAGTGGGATATAGTCAGAAAATTAGAAAAAAGTTCTAAACAATCTATTATTGCTGGAGATGATGATCAAGCTATTTATAAATGGAATGGTGCAGATGCTGAAAGTTTTATAAATTTAGAGGGAGAAAAAGTTATACTACAACAATCTTATAGGGTTCCTAAAAATATTTTTAATGTAGCGAACAATATTATTAAAAAAGTTAAGAATAGAGTAGAAAAGAATTGGGTGCCTAAAGAAGATTTAGGAAAAGTTAATTACCATTGGGAGATAGATAAGGTAGATTTATCTAAAGGAGAATGGTTAATACTTGCTCGAACAAATTTATTTTTAGAAAAAATAGCTTACTATTTAGATCAAAATGGTTTCTTTTTTCAACGCAGAAACTCAACTCCTAGAGTTCAAAACATATATTCTTTAATAGAAAATTGGAACAAGTTACGAGAAGGTACTCCTCTACATTATAATGATTATAAAAAGATAACTAATAAGATGAGTAAGAATGTTGATTTAAAATTAATGAAACAAATGTCAAAAGAAAAATTCTATGACATAGACACTTTAAAAAAAGATTATGGTTTAAAAACAGATGAAGAGTGGTATATTGCATTTGATGATTTAGGAGATGATGAGATTAGAAAAATACAGAAATTAATAAAAAATGGAGAAGATTTATCAAAAGATCCTAGAATTAAAATATCAACTATTCATGGGGTAAAAGGTAATGAAAGAGATAACGTAATTTTATTAACCGATTTAAGTAATGCAGCATACTATAAATATTTAGATAATCCTGATGATGAACATAGATTATTTTACGTGGGGGTTACTAGAGCTAAGAAGGAATTAAATATAATTTATGCAAAAACAGAAAGGGGTTATGACATCTAAAGATATATTTAAAGGAACAACATACAATTCATTAGAAGAGCAGGTTGGAGGGAAACATTATCGTTCAATGAAGATTCAGCCCGCAGAGTTTATAAATGAGAATAAGTTGCTTTTTGCGGAAGGTAATGCTATAAAATACATCTGTCGACATCAGTCGAAAGGGAAAGAGCAAGATATAAAGAAGGCAATACATTATTTAGAAATGATTTTGGAAAGAGATTATTCGTGAATATTATAAATGACGATTGTTTAAAGATATTACCAACATTAAAAAAAAATAGTGTTGATTTAATTATTACTTCACCTCCATATAATATTGGAAAAAATTATAATAATTATGTAGATGATAGAAATGATTATGTAAATTGGTTGTCAAATATTTTTAATGAATGTTGTAGAATATTAAAAGATGATGGACATTTATTTATTAATATAGCATCTGGAAAATTAAATCCTTTTTCCTCTTATAAGGTAGCCGAAAAAATAAATTGGAAGTTACAAAATAATATTATTTGGTGTAAAGCTATTGAAATAGATGGATTTGTCAGAGGTTATTCTACCCCAACATCAAGCAAAAGATATTTACAAAATGGTTGGGAACATTTGTTTCATTTTACTAAAGATGGAAATACTGAAATTGACTTAGAAGCTAGTGGAGTTCCTTATAATACAGATTATAATAATGCAGTAAGAAATGAAAAAAGAACTGGAAAAAATTGGCGACCAACTACTACTTGTTGGCATATTACATATAAAAGTAAAGCTACAAAAGAAATAACAAAAAGTATAACTGGTGATAAAAAACACCCAGCAATTTATCCTGAAAAATTAGTAGAAAAATGTATTAAAGTATCTGGTCTTAAAAATGGTATTTTACTTGATCCTTTTTTAGGAACTGGAACAACAGGTTTAGTTGCAAAAAAAATGAATTTAGATTTTATTGGAATTGAAATTGATGAAGATTATTTTAATTTTGCTAAACAAAAGATAGAAAGAGATTATTCGTGAATAGAAAATTAAAAGTCTTAGATTTATTCTCAGGTATAGGAGGATTTGCTTTAGGCTTAGATTCAACAGGTTTTTTTAAGACAGTAAAATTTGTTGAGATGGATAAATACTGTCAGAAAGTTTTACAAAAGAACTTTCCTAACATACCAATCGAGGAGGATATAAAAAATGTCAAAGGAAAAGAATACGAAGCAGATGTCATTACTGGAGGATTTCCCTGCCAACCCTTCAGCGTCGCAGGAAAACAAAAAGGAACAAACGATAACCGCTATCTCTGGCCAGAAATGCTTAGACTCATTAGGGAAATCAAACCCGAATTCGTTATTGGGGAGAATGTGCAAGGACTTATTAACCTCCAAAACGGCGTGGTACTCAGACAGGTGCAAGACCAGTTGGAAAGTGAAGGTTTCGAAGTCCAATGTTTCCTTATTCCAGCTTCAGGCATCGGTGCTTGGCACCAAAGATACAGAGTCTGGATTGTGGGCCACTCCCAACACAATGGATTACTTGCCGCCGAGAAGCGCTGCAGGGACGAAAAAAATTATGGAGGGTCACAGAAAGGGCAGAACGAAACCATCGAACCTACGAGAGCAAGTGGATCCAGAGACAATGAAGATGTATGTAACACCTACAACCCAAGACGCAAGGATAGGTCCGAACAACATAGGTGGCAACAAACACAGAGTGAAGAGAGGATCAATAGCCCTAGCGGATCAGATACTATTTCCAAACAACACAAAAAAGAAGATGTATCCAACACCGACAGCACAGGATCATTCGAGAAACACAGTGCCTCCGTCAATAGGGAAATCAAGAGGGATGGATCTATCAATGAGAGTGGTAGCAGACGAGATAGAAAAACAAAAAAAGATGTATCCAACACCGACACAAGACTCAGCATCGGAGAGAACGAAGAAGTACAAACAAGGAGGGACACCTCTACCACTAGCAGTGAGGATGTATCCAACACCACGATCCTCGGGACAGGAGGATGCAGAGACTCTAATCAAGAGGAAGGGAGAGAAGGCTGCAGCTCAACACAATCTGACGGCAAACGTTCAAATGTTTCCAACACCATCAGCGAGTTGTCAGATGGATGTAGTAGCACCACCAGAGACAGTGGAGAAGAATTCATCAGGTTGGAGTGTAAAGAGGGTTGGCACTGGAACGAAGTTCGGAGCAAAGTTGAACGATGTAGTGAACAAAGTCAATCAACCAATCAAACCTGGTGGCAAATTGAATCCAACCTTTGTGGAGTTCCTAATGGGATTTCCTATGGACTGGACAAAAATAGAGCAAACAGAATCAAAAGTCTCGGAAACGCAATCGTCCCACAAATCGCAAGAGAGTTCGGACTCGCAATCAAAAAAGTTTTATCGGACTCCGACAGCGATGGACAAGGGGGACAACAGTTTTAAATACGCAGCTAAAATATTAAAAGGTAAATTAAACAGATCAGAGTCTAAACAACCTGTACAGAAAACACTATCTATGGATGTAGCTATGGAACATTTAAAAGATAATCAACATCTTATAAATGAGTATGATGAAAAATTTAAAACAAGGCCACACTTACCCCCTAAAGATATATTTTTAAAATATTTAAAAGAAAACTTAGACAAGAAAAAGTTAGTTGAAGATGATATAATTAAGAAGACTACTATTGATCATTGGTTACGATCAGACCATTGCTTTGCATATCCGACTGTAGAATATTGGAATATGATTAAACCATATTTAAAAAAGATAAAATTTGACAAAGAAATGACAACAGAAATAGAAAGTGATTGGGAGTGAAGATATTATTTAAACCACAAACAGAGTGGCTGCCACCTGAAGAGTTCAAAGACTTATCTAGTTACGATGAGATAGCAATTGACTTAGAGACTAAAGACCCTGAACTTAAAAGTATGGGATCGGGATCTATTACAGGTAAATCTAAGATAGTTGGTATAGCTTTAGCAGTTGAAGGTTGGTCGGCGTATTACCCAATAGCTCATGAAGGTGGAGGTAATATGGATAAGAAAAAAGTAATAGATTACTTTAGAACTGTTCTAAACTATCCCTCAACTAAGATATTTCACAATGCTATGTACGATGTATGTTTTATTAGGGCTGAAGGCCTTAAAATCAATGGAAAGATCGTAGATACTATGATTGCTGGCTCTCTCGTGGACGAGAATCGCTTTCGATACGATTTAGGTAGTTTGGGTCGTGATTATGTCGGAATGGGCAAAAATGAGGCTGTATTGAAGGAAACTGCAAAGGAATGGGGCATAGATCCTAAGTCTGAGATGTATAAGTTACCTGCGATGTACGTTGGTGAATATGCAGAGCAAGATGCTGTATTGACCTTAAAGCTATGGCAAGAAATGAAGAAACAAATATTAATAGAAGAGATTTCTTCTATTTTTGAAATGGAGACTGAGTTGTTTCCTTGTTTGGTTGATATGCGTTTCCTAGGGGTGCGGGTAGACGTGACAGCAGCGCATCAACTAAAAAAAGAATTGACCAAAAAAGAAGAATTATTATTACACCAAGTAAAAAAAGAAACAGGAATAGACACCCAAATATGGGCTGCAAGATCCATTGCTCAAGTTTTTGAAAAACTAAACTTACCATTTGACCGAACTGAAAAGACACAAGCACCATCCTTTACTAAAAACTTTTTACAGAATCACCCTCATCCTTTGGTGAAACAAATCGCACAAGCTCGTGAAATAAATAAAGCACATACGACATTCATTGATACCATATTAAAACATCAACATAAAGGACGAATACATGCGGAGATAAATCAATTAAGATCAGATGTAGGAGGCACTGTAACCGGTAGATTTAGTTATTCTAATCCAAACTTACAGCAAATTCCAGCACGGAACAAGGAACTTGGACCAATGATCAGATCTCTATTTATACCTGAAGAAGGGCACACTTGGGGTTGTTTCGATTACTCGCAACAAGAACCAAGACTTGTAGTTCATTATGCAGCGTTAGATAATTTATATGGTGTAAATGATGTTATCGAAGCATACAAAGACGGTGAAGCTGACTTTCATCAGATTGTAGCTGAAATGGCAGACATACCAAGATCACAAGCTAAAACAATTAATCTAGGTTTGTTTTATGGTATGGGTAAAAATAAACTTATGGCAGAGCTTGGAATTAATGAAGATAAAGCTAAAGATTTATTTAAACAATATCACAACAGAGTTCCATTTGTAAAAACTTTAATGGATAGTGTAATGCGTAAAGCAGCAGATAATGGTAGAATAAGAACTTGGTTAGGTCGTAGATGTAGATTTAATTTATGGGAACCGAATCAATACGGTATACACAAAGCCTTACCTCATGATGCAGCGTTAGCGGAACACGGACCAGGGATTAGAAGAGCTTATACATACAAGGCATTAAATAAATTAATTCAAGGATCAGCTGCAGATATGACTAAGAAAGCTATGGTGGAGTTACATAAGGAGGGTATTACACCACATATACAAGTGCATGATGAACTTGATATATCAGTAAATAATAATGCAGATAAGATAAAAGAAATAATGGAATCTGCAGTTGAACTAGAAATACCCAATAAGGTTGACTATGAATCTGGTCCTAATTGGGGTAATATTAAATGAGGTTAAAATATGGCTTACTTAAATGCAAACATTCCTGTAGTATATGCACAAATAAAAAAGGAGTATTTATATGACTTACAAAAACATCATGGAGAAGTGTGTGATTGTGTTATCTTCGGTATTAGCAGTCTTACAGGTCGGAGTATCTTATTTCACGCTATTATGGAAAATGGCGCAATCTTTTATCGCCTCCCAATTAGCGCATTTATTCAACGTGGTTTCAAAGCAAAAGACGTACCAGCCAGAAGACTTGATGAACTACAGCTTTGGAATTGTTTTTCTTATTATCCTTCTGTGCATCGTTGGGATATTCTAGACGGGCAAGCAGGAAAATACATAGGTAAAGATAAAAAATGGCATCCAGGTAAATATCTATTTACTATTGATTTTGCACATCCAGAGAGTAATATACTTGACACTGATCATTCAGAGATACCGCACGAACATAAGTGCGCTCACATAATTGCATTAGACGATGGTAATTATGCAGCACAACCAAACAATAGATGTATATGGGATATACCTTCTTTCACGGTAAAAGATGACATACCTGATTGGAAGGTGCAAACATCTGAATGGAACGTTGAAGATAGTAGGGCTTGGCGTACAGAAGATACTGATAAATTCTTCTATGAAATTGAGGAAAAGAAAAAATAATATGGAGACCCATTATGGACTACAGATTTACGGCAATAGTAATAATATTGTTATGTTTATTAGCCATTTTTGTAAGGCCATCCTACACACCATTGAAACTAGATAAAAAAGATTATATACTCCCTCTACCAAAACCAAAAGGAATTGATAACGAGGCTTGGAATAAAATAGAATGAGTAAAAAACCTTTAAATATAAGTGAAGAAGCAGCTGTGCAAATGCCGATGAAGACGGTTGCTAGCTTAATTCTGCTCGTCGCAGCTGGCGTGTTCGCATACACGGAGCTGACAGCTAGGTTGGTATCGCTGGAGACATCACGTGAGCTTTTTGAAAATGATTTACTCAAGAAATCTGAACAGATACCCACGGATCAGGAGCAACATTTTTTACTTGAAGATCTATATAAATCTGTAGAACAGATAGAAACAAGAATTGAAGACATGATGCACAACAAAGTAAACATACAGTTTATACAAAAACAAACTGAAAAATTATTAATAGATGTAGAAACATTAAAAGATAAGGTAAGAGCAAATGGCAACGGGACGAATCACTAAAAAAGTGTTAGATCACATAGCACAAATTAACAAAGAAAATGAAGAGATGCGTATGGCTAAAAATTTAAAAAAATCTGTTGAGCATGGTAAGAATGGTACACAAAGATATGTTATCAAGCAAGGTGAAAACAAAGGTAAGATAGTATGACAGAGTTAGTGGTAGCCCTACTTATGATTATTAATGGAGAGATCAAGGAGGCACGTATTCAAACTTCGATGTCTGAATGTTTGAAGGGGTCACGTGTAGCTAAACGTCAGTTAAAACTTGATAGTAAAGTTAAGTACCAGTGCATAAAATCTATGGCGGAATTAGAATCAAATATTGATGGATCTTTATCTATAAAGAAGTTAATATTGGAGTAATGAAAATCACAGCAGAAATTGTAAATGGTAAATGTCCTACGTGTGAGGAATTTACAATGTTAGTTGGATTATCGAAAGAGATATACAGGTGTATGTCTTGTGGCACAGATCTAGAGCAACACGTAAATGGTAGGATAGTTTATCTGCCACACATAACAAGACCAACAGACGTGGATGTATTTGTAAAAGAGTGGTCTGAATAATGGCAAAGAAAGCTAAATTTGGAATATCCACAGCTCCTCGTAATAAACCTAGAAAACGTCCAGGTAGACACACAAAATCGTTGAATAAACACAAAAAAAGACAGAAAAAAAATAACGGAAGACCTTGACAATAATCCCAAATTATCCTAGTATTTAATCAGAAATAAATACAGGAGAAAAACATGAAGAAAAAAAACAATGGTGCATTATCTACTATCTTAGGTAGGACAGTAGACTTTGATGCATTAAAAGCTAGTGGTGTAATAAAAGTTTTGTATGAAAAAAATCATACAAAGTTTACATTATTAGATAACAACAGAGACATCGATGTTAGACATGTTGCTGCCCTAATGGGTTCAATGAAAAAACATGGTCAGTTGATGCCTATTATTGTCAATGAAAAACTTGAAGTAATAGAGGGTCAGCACAGACTACGAGCTTGTACTGAACTAGGAATACCAGTTGCATATATAATTAGTATTAAATCTAGTGGTAAAGACATAGCTGTGTTGAATAACTCACAAAAAGGTTGGAAGAATAGAGATTATTTAAAACATTATAATCATATTAGCTATTCGAATCATAAAGAATATCAAAAAGTTGCAGATTTTTTTGAAAAATATTCTTTGCCTTTCCATACAGGTTTGATGTTGCTGTCTGGTATTGAGTTTAAAAACAGAGGTAACGATAGAGGACCTATGCCATCTTTTAGAGAGGGTTCTTTTAAAGTTAAAAACCTAGATAGAGCTTACACTGTTGGTGCACAATTAGAAAAGTTTAAAAGTTTTGTACCAAGACTAGTTAGAGTTAATAAGTTTTGTTTAGCTTTTACTAGAATATCTACCCTAGAAAATTTTTCTGTTAAAACTTGTTACGAGCAAATAGAAAAATATTATAAAAAGTTTGATGGGTGTGGTAATCAGCAGTCTTGGGACGAAGCTTTTGAGTCTGCTTATAATTATAAACTATCAAAAAAGAAGAAAATCTCATTACGAAAAGAGGGGTTTTAAATAATGTGGGGGCTTAATCGCCCCCATTTATATATAAAGGAGAAAAAAATGAAAGATAAGTTTAATGAAAAAATACATATTCTAGCAAGATTGTGTGTGATTGTAGATTTACTACAACATTTTTATAAAGAAAAAACAACACTTGAAAAAGAGTTAGAGAAAATAGAAGAGGATGAAAGAAAAAATAATCACAATTAAACCAAAAGGTGCATCGCCTAAACAGTACAGTGCTTTTTTGTTAGAGTTAAATTTAATGAAACGAGCTTGGAAACCTTATGGTGTGGACTTACAAGTAACAGCACCAGGTCTTAAAAACATTTTAAGATGGGGAACAAATGCTTACTCAAAACCAACTAGACAAGATAGCTAATTTATATAATAAGACTAAAGAAAAAAATATGGATTTAATATTATTAAACGATGAAATTTATCATTTGGTAAGTGTTACAAAACAAATGATGGAAGGGATTGAAATTATGTCTAAGGTTAATTGTTTTGATTTATGTGACATACTACGATTACATTTGACCACGTATCACGAACCACCGTTTAACGTACACTTAATGAAGGATGGCACTGGTGCTCTTATTGGGTGTATTTGTAAGTAGTTTATTTCTACTGCCCGCAGTTCTTTTATTGTGGATGTGGAATAAAGAAACACCTACCCTAAAGAGGGAAAAAAATAAGGGTAGGTAATGATGAGAAGATTTATTCCCATACCATTATTTAGTTGTAATGTCAAATGCTAGGTTTTTCTGGTGTGCAATAAAATTTAACAAACATATTGTATTGATTAACATCAGCTCTACCTATTTCTTTCATTTTTTTTAATGATTCTTCGTAACCAAACATCAAACAATCATATTGAGTATTAAACCTAGTAGGCCATTGATAGGGCTCTAAGCAAGTTCCTGCAACTTGCGAACAAATAATTAAAGTTAATAATATTTTCATTGACAATCCTAGAGAATATCCTATATTCTGTGTTAAATTTATGAAAGGAAACACGCATGACAGACATGAGTAAATATAAAAATGTTTCGCTCCAAAAAGAAACATACTCCATTTTAGAAAAATTGTCTAAAGTATTACTACCCGATGGCAAATTGTCTATATCAAAAACAATAGAAGTATTAGCAAACAAGGAAGCGAGAAAATTAAATGGTAAAATTAAAACTAAATCGGATTAAAAGAATAATTTGTACCGTTTGTAAAGGCAACGGATACATTAAAGCGAAAGGATATGATGGGGAAGATAAGATAAATCAATGTTTTGCGTGTGACTCAGAAGGAGAAGTTTATCAAACAGTTACACTAAAAGGATTTATTGGTTACGGTAATAGCAGCCGAAGCATAAATTAATGCAAGAAAAAAACTTGGCTTATATTGCCGGTTTGTTTGATGGCGAGGGACATATTCAATACAAACAATATATGCGTCAACGAAAGCATAACATTAAACCTTATCCTACTTGGTCAATTAGAATGGAAATGGCAATGACGGATCAATCTATTTTAATTTGGGTTTGTGAAACTTTAGGTGTTGGTACTGTTGGAGAGAAAAGATATAAAACTAGATATACTAAAACTTGGAAAAAACAATGGCGTTGGAGGTGCTGCCACCGTGATGCTTATTATGTTTGTAAACTATTATGGCCTTTTGCTCACATAAAGCTAGATGGAATACAAAAAATAATAACTCATTATTCTAAAAAAAGTATCAAAACTAAAAATAAAAGCGATGTAATAGATTTAAATTATTACAAATTTTGGAGAAAACAAAATGCCCGATAAAAAAGAAAAAAACCCACAAATAGAAGTTAGAACTTTTAATTGGGGACCTTGTGTTATCAAGCTCAAGATACAAGATGATTTTAAGAAAGCATTACTTGATGAAATTAAAAAATCTGCTGAAAGTTATAATCACAAACTTGCAGGTCAAATAGAAAAAGAAATAGGTTATACTGAAAAGTCTAGAACTAAACTTATACCCTATCTTGCACCATACCTTGGTATCTATGACCAAATGTTTCAAAAGTATCAAGGAAAGATGTATGACTCAAAACCAGAGTATGCGTTGACTGCTTTGTGGTGTAACTTTCAAAGACAGTATGAGTTTAACCCACCACACGATCACGATGGTAAGTTATCGTTTGTAATATATTTATCTGTGCCAGAACCATTACAAAAAGAAAACAAAGAATATACTGGTAAGAGTTGTGGTCCTGGTGGTATTCAGTTTATGTATGGTGAAGGAATTAGGGATTGTATAACGTATATGTCATACTTTCCAAAAGACGGAGAGATGTTTATCTTTCCTGCATGGTTAAAACATTGGGTTAGTCCATTTAACTCTGATTGTGTACGTGTATCTGTTAGTGGTAACGTCCATGACTCAGCTCCCTTAAATCAAATTAAGAAAGGTGCATTAGTAAAGGAATGATGTTAAAATTTTATTTATGGGTAATGGGTTGGTCTGGTTCGATTAATACTTGGGCATGGCGTAAACAAGCGACAATAATTAAGAATAAAAGATGAGACATTTATTTGAAACTTGTATCGATGTTGGCAGTGGTTTGCTGCTATCAACACTAATACAGTTATTCATTTTTCCATTCTTTGATATGTATCCAACAATTTTAGAAAGCTTTCATATAGCTGTAATCTTTACAGTAATTTCTATATGTCGAAGTTGGTTTTGGCGAACAATATTCGGTAAACGGAGAAGGGTTTCGTGACACAACAAAAACAATTTAATCTTTTAAATACTAAAAAAAATTTAAAAATGGAATTTATTAGAACTCCTAAAGAAATTTGGCAAAACTTAAGTAAGGAATTTAAATTTACTGTTGATGCTTGTGCCTCTGATAAAAATCATTTAGTAAATAAATATTGGACTAAAGAAATAGACGCTTGTACTCAAAATTGGGATAACGAAATAATTTATTGTCATCCAATGTATGATGGTAAGATACCTAGATTTATAAAGAAAGCTTGTGAGTCAAAATGTTTAACCGTTTTTTTATTACCTTCTTCAACTAATTCAGTTTATTTTCATAATTATCTTTGGGACAATGAAAAGCATAAACCTAAAAAAAATGTAGAAATAAGATTTATAGAAAAAACTAAAGGTATTTATGGCACTAAATTTTTTAGTGAAGATAATGTAGAACCTAAAACAGGTTACTTAAGACCACTAATGATTGTAGTAATAGATAGGAGAAGGGTTTCGTGACATTTTATTATGGTTTAGGTATGTTTTTCTTTAGTATGGGTGCTTTTTTTGTTGGTGCTATTGCAGCTTATCTTATAATTAATAAAGTAATGGAGGAAGATGAAAATAATAATGATAATTAGTTTTGTATTTTTAATTGGATGTAGTGCGAAGTTTGATGGCTTTGATCCTACTACAACAGCTTTACGATGGATAATGACAAATGATGGACGATAAGGATATCCAGGAATACCATAATATAGGTAAGCCCATAAAATTTAATAATAAATATTCCTATGTTAAGGGTACACAAATAGATGACCACGGATCAAGGATCTATGATGTAAATGGTTCTAGACTTCCTTCAGTTACTACGATATTAGGGGCGACCAAAGATCAACAATTTTTAAAAGACTGGAAGGCCAAAGTTGGAGAAGCAGAAGCAGAACGTATCAAGAATGTATCTAGTGCACGGGGCACCAGTATGCATAAATTCCTCGAAGCTTATGTCACGGGCGTTGGCTACGATGATCTTACAGAACTCGGACGGCAGGCGAGTCCCATGGCCCAAAAAGTTATTGAGATGGGTCTTGCACCGGTGGAAGAGTATTACGGCTCGGAAGTCACGTTGTATTATCCTGGGTTATATGCTGGGTCTACTGACTTGGTTTGCTTACATAATGGCAAAGAATCTATTGTAGATTTTAAACAGTCCAATAGACCTAAACGTAAGGAATGGATTGAAGATTATTATTTACAGATTGCTGCATATGCTATGGCTCACGACCACGTTCACGGGTCCGAGATCCGTCAAGGTGTGATTATGATGTGTACTCCTGACCTATATTATCAAGAATTTATAATCACGGACCATGAATTAAGACAATATAAACATAAGTTTTTGAAGAGATTAGACATATATCATGACCTAAAATTTAATGAAAAAGAACAATACAACACTGAAAAAGAAAACGAAGAATATTTAAAAGAGCTAAAAAAGAAGTTATAATGAATAAAAAATGGAATGTAGATGGTTATTATTTTGATGGTAAAAAGTCGTGGATTATATATGTAAATAAGGATGGAAAAACAAAAATGAAGGAGTGGAAAGATGAATGATGCACTTTTTAGAGCACTTTTTAAGAAATATGAGGCAATAATTGAGGATTCTCTGTATAAAATTAATTCTTTTAACGAAAATAATATAATTATACCAGAACATATTGATATTACTGGTGAAATAGATAAATTGTTACAGATTATTGCAGAGACAGAGGATAAATTGTCAATAATGAGGAAATATTATGGCAAAAAAGAGACAGATAAAACAATACTATAGTATTATTTTACAGATTTAAAAAAAATTTTTTTATTTCATAAAATAAAGTGTACTTTGTGTACTTTTGATAGTTTTTTAGCATAAAATATAGCGTTTTATGGGACAAATTATAGTACACTTTTTGTTTTTTGGTACATATTAATATGTACCAATACAAAATCGCTATCGCACGCACGAACAATATTTTAAATAAAACAATCTGTGATATAAACCTATACATGCCTAGGAAAAGACGAAAAAGAATTGCAACTGAAAGTGCTCCCGAGATACCTTATCCGAGAGTCAGAGTGGAGTGGATCGATTGTGTCAGTGACTCTGGCTGGGCTACTGATAAAGAATTTGATAAGATGAAACTAGCAAGACCGGTTAATGAAGGTTGGTTGTATTCTAAAGATGATAAGTCTATAAAGTTATTTGCATCATACGACAAAGATGAAGATGGTATTACTTTTGGGGATCGGACGATGATACCTCGTCAGTGGGTAAAGAAGATTCAGAAGTTATAACTTCACCTTCTATTTGTTTTGCATTAAGAAGTGGTTCGTAGTCTTCTAAAATTTGTTTCATTTTATTTTCTAATTCTTTCTCTGATAAGTCTTCAAGCTTACCAGTTTTAATTATTTTTCTATCAATATATAATCCTGCAGCTTTTCCTCTATTAGCTTCTGCATTAACCGCCGATGAAAACGATCCTTTCTTTAATGCTGCCTCTCGTAATCTTGCAAGTTCTGCAACATGGCCTTCATAAGTTACTTCATGTTTTCTTAATCTTTCTTCTTTTAGCTCTCCAATAAATTTCACTACAAGTGGAGACAATCTTGGGTTGGTAAGCTCTGAACCTTCTTGTCTAGCTCTTTTTGGTGAATAACCTGCCTTAAGTGCTGCCTCTGTTTTTGTAACAGGACCATTTTCATCACCGAAAACCAGGAATTCTGCAAATCTTTGTTGCATTTCTGTTAATCTTTTTGGTATACCCATAAGTTGACAATTTAAGGTAACTCTCCTATAAAGTCAACAATGAAAGCATACGAAGGAATTAACTAATGTACGTTAAACATTTACAAGAATATTTAGATAAATTTACCGAAGGATCTAATGGTATGAGAGGTAATGCTGTAAGTAATGCTAGAATTTACATCATGACTTCTAAAGGTTATTTAGAGGAGATTAAAAGAATTGAAGTGCATGAAAGCAATAATCCAAAAGATACATCAATAAGGGTAGTTTTAAAACCTAACACAGAGGAAAAATTGATATTACCTCAAGGTTATATTAAAGATTATTAGGGGTGTAGGAGCTAAACACCCCCTAATAACTTTACTTTTTTTCCAAAGTAAATTTTTCTAAATTTGTAAGTCTTTTATTAATATTATGATTTAATTCTTTTTGAGACTCAATAATATCTTTAAGATTATTAAAAGCTTCTAAAATCTCTTTATCTGTAAAAATTTTATTTTCTTTTTGCATTTCCCCTCCTTTCTAAACACACTCCCAACAATATTCGGGATTAATTTGACTTTGATTTTTATATAAAGTTGCATCACAATTCTTGGCTTTACATATCGTAACACCTTTCAACATATTCTTTTTCTCGATAGCAAGTAACTCATCAAAGGTTTCATTTCCCCTTAATTCGACACCATTGAAAGATTTTAATTGTTTTACCTTTTTATGATTTATTTTCATCTTCCCTCCTTATATCCTTCCTTAATAAGTTTTTTGATAAAATTATTATGATTTATTTTATTGCTTTGAATTGCAATATCAAAAAACTCACTCCCATCTTTATGTTTTTTTATTCCATCATAATAATTAATTACATACCTACATTTACCAACATCTCTCAAAGTGTTATACTTTTTCATTTTCCCTCCTTTTTAGCTTTCATAAAAGATTTATCTAACTGTTCTTGTCTAAACAACTCCTTATCTACCTGTCTGATCCTTATTTCTGACACCACAAACAAGATAAATCCAAATATCAGTAAGAACAGACCAATATACAAGATTAAATTATAATCTATCATTTTATCTCCTTTCTTTTTTTATTTCTTTCTAACCTTAACTTATATTTATTATAGTACACTCCACCTACACAACTCAAGATATTTCTCAAAGTCTGTTCCATAAGCCTTTTCACATTATCTTGAGTTGGTAAATTCTTTTTCTTATTCATATATTTGTTTTTCTTTGTTCCACTTTGCAAGATCCGTGCTTTTTTTAAATATAAAATTAATGTTGTCGTGTTTATTTAAATTTTGAATAACATTGATTAACTTCTTTATATCAACCTCATTATTCAAAATATCTGTTAACCAACTATCTGAACATTGATTATCAAATTTTTCTGTAAACTTACAAACTTGTTTGTGTGTTACTTTTTTCATACTTTCTCCTCTCCTATTAAGATTGTATTAGAATTATCTAATTCCATCATTACACTTTCAACAAAATTTTCTTTCTCTTCTTTGTCTGTTTTGTTGTCTCCCATAGTGTAATATTGCAAACACTCTTCAACTACTTCTTTTATTCTTTCTCTTGTGTACATTTTTCATTCTCCTTTTTGTTTTTTCTATCATTTATAATCCCATAAATTATATTATCAAGCATTATTTTTCACTACACTACCTAGAGTTGTGTCCAAGAGCTTGGACACAACATCTTGTGTTTTTTTATACTACCTCAAAACCTTGTTTTCCTAATCCGTGAACAATTTGTTCATATAAAGGTTTTGCAAGTATATGTTCGTAACTATCATTTGGGCTTTCTTTCCATCTTACCCAAAAGAAATTACCCTCCTTACAATAGTTTATTTTGTCCTTGCTTATTTTTTCCATTTTTCCTCCTTTTTATTCGTATCTTAATATTTCAATGTCTTGCATCATCTCATCAACATTGTATTTTTCGCCAACTGCCATTTCTTTTAAATCTTTGACTACATCATCTCCATAATGATACTCATCAAAAAATTTAATTGCATCATCAACTTTATGTGATGAAGGACTATCTGCATCCCCACACCAACGAACAATGAAAAATTTCATTCCTTTTAGATCTTTTACTAATTCTTCATAACTTGGTTGTGGTTCTTCTTTTAATGGTTTTAAATGTTCAAAATGAATTAATTCATCATCATTCAAACCATAATATTGTTTCGGATCAACTACAGACCTCATACACTCAGACGAATAAGGATCCGTTATAAATTGACCTTGACAGACAAAACCCTTCGTACCACTTTGATTAGTTATTATTTTTACCATTTTATTTTTCTCCTTTCATATTTTCTAATTTCTTTAAACCTTCTTCAAATGGTTTAATAAAAGTTTCATTCTGTTCCCCTTCTTCATTATAAATACCAAAAATGCATTTTGTATTTTTATCTTTTGGAACATCATATTCGACATCTTCATCAAATGGATTAATTGATACTGATAATTTATTATTTAAAACATAATCAACGTGGAAACAACCACCTCCACTATGATTAACACATAAATTATATTTTTTAACTAATTGAGGAAATCTATTATTGAGATCTTCAATTAAGCTTTTAAAGTGTTCTTCAAACGTCATTTTTTTCTTCTCCTTTTTGTTTCTGATCTCATCAGTTGAGGATTAACCTCAAGACCCCCCAATTGAGGGGTTTCGATCTTATAACCATCTATGATGGCAATAATAACCATCATCCCAAATTTTACGACATAAAGAATAAACTGCGTGAAAACCCATATCCATATTTCCAAAGGGTTGCCTTATTGAATATGAATTATTCTCATCAAGTTTATGATCCATAATTATTGAATAGTGATAAGTACAATCAAAAGGATTATTATCTTTTATATATCTCAATCGAATATAACGTGTTCCATTTGGTGTTGATTTAATCAATTGAGTGTAAATTGTATCGCCCTTTTTAAATGTTTCCTTCATATGTTTAATAGCACAATCAAAGTCTAATTTCTTTTTTGCTTTGTTTGTTGCTTTGGTAATTGTCCATTCTTTGGATAAATCAAGATGATTAATTACCCAATGTCTGGCATCTGTAGGATCTAAAAAATCTTTTTCAAAATGATCTCTTATATCCTTATTGTTAGTTATTAAGTATTCCATTTTTTCTTCTCCTTTTTTAAGTTTATATTTTAGGGACATTATAGGATTATTAAAAGCAATCAAGATAATATTTAATTATTTTTGAAAAAACCTAGATATAGTAGGTCCCCCAGCTCAGACACAATATGTTGTGTTTTCAACTTGAAATTGTTTCTTTTTAAATGTAAATGTTACTTTAAATATTAATGAAGAATGAAAGTAAATTTTTTAACGAAATCAAAAAGAATATATATCAAATTTCTTGGATTAGACTTGAGAATTCCGTCTTATTTGGTACTCCTGATTTATTGGGGTATAATGTTAATTGCTCCTTTTTCACAGTAGAGTTGAAAGTTGCAAGAGGTAACAAGATTTCTTTTTCTCCTCATCAAATTGCCTTCCATATTAGACACCCAAAGAACACCTTCATCTGTGTTAAGGGTAAAGGTCAGAGGTCTCCGAAACTTTTTGAAGGGGCAAAGGTTCGAGAGCTTTCGAAGGTAGGTTTTAAATCAAGGGCATTGGCTCAAGGTTATGAAGATATTAAGAAAGTTTTTAACTCTTTATAGTTTCCGATAATTGATCGTTATCGGTAATTACTATTGATAGTCGAGAATTATCACTACTAATAATAATCCGTGTTTCTTGGTCAATGGATCCTAAACAAAAGCCAAAAACCAAAGAACACGAAACACCGACCCCCCTTAAAAAATAAAAGGGATCCTAATGCGAGGAGCAAGGTGCAAGAGTTAGACTGTTAATGTTGGTAAAAACGTTTTGATTAGGTATAGTAACCTCAAAAAAAATTTTAAAAATTTTTAAATGAATTTAGATAAAGTAGACATAAGTAAATTACCTTCTGATGTAAGAAGACAGTTTTTGCAGCTACAAGTAATGCACGCTGAAAAAAAGATACAGAATAAGGCTAAGGATGACTTCTTATCTTTTGTAAAATGTGTGTGGCCTGATTTCGTAGAGGGTTCTCACCACAGACACATTTCTGACAAATTTAATAAATTAGCAAACGGTGAGATAAATCGTTTGATAATCAACATGCCCCCCAGACATACCAAGTCGGAGTTTGCCTCATACTTACTTCCTGCTTGGATGGTGGGCCGTGAGCCGAAGCTCAAGATTATTCAAGCAACTCACACGGGCGAACTAGCAATACGATTTGGTCGTAAAGCAAAAAATTTAATTGATAGTGAAGACTATACAAAAATTTTTAAAACAAGATTACAAGAAGACAGCAAAGCCGCTGGTAGGTGGGAAACGGCACAAGGCGGAGAATACTTTGCAGCTGGAGTAGGCGGTGCTATCACTGGCCGGGGTGCCGATCTATTAATAATTGACGATCCTCATTCTGAGCAAGATGCAATGTCCAAGACTGCATTAGAGTCAGCGTATGAATGGTATACCTCTGGTCCTCGTCAACGTCTTCAACCTGGTGGTAAGATAGTTGTAGTTATGACACGTTGGTCAACTAAAGATCTAACAGGTATGTTAGTTAAAAATCAAAGTGAGGCTAAAGCTGATCAATGGCACGTGGTCGAGTTTCCAGCAATTATGGGTGACGGAGATAATAAAAAACCTGTATGGCCACAATATTGGAAACTAGATGAATTAGAGAAAGTACAAGCAACACTACCGGTTGCTAAATGGAATGCACAATGGATGCAGCAACCAACTAGTGAAGAAGGTGCAATTCTTAAACGTGAGTGGTGGCGAACTTATACTAAAGATTATATCCCACAGTTATCACATGTGATACAATCTTATGATACTGCGTTTCTTAAAAAAGAAACTGCAGATTATTCAGCTATCACCACTTGGGGTGTATTTTATCCCAGTGAGGATGAAGGGGCTAACCTTATTCTTCTTGATTCTATCAAAGGCAGATACGAGTTCCCTGAGTTACGTAGGTTAGCCCTTGAACAATACGACTATTGGAAACCTGAAACAGTTATCGTCGAGGCTAAAGCAAGTGGCTTGCCTTTGACATATGAACTTAGAAAGATGGATATACCGGTTGTGAACTTTTCTCCCTCTAAAGGAAATGATAAGCATGCACGTGTAAATGCTGTTGCACCTTTGTTTGAAAGTGGTATGATATGGGCTCCTGAACAAAAGTTTGCTGAGGAGGTCATTGAAGAGTGTGCTGCATTCCCATATGGCGATCATGATGACTTGGTCGATTCAACAACACAAGCCATTATGAGATTTAGACAAGGTGGTTTAATTGATCATCCAGAAGACTATGTGGATGAAGTAACTGAAAAACGTAAAAGGGTTTATTATTAATGTCAGCATTAACAGACAAATATTCAAAAAATTTTGATCCCAATAAAAAGAAAACATTTGAAAAACGTGTATTTGAAAATCTTGGTAATATGTCTGAGTTATCAGCAATATTATTAGTTTTGGAAGAAATGAGAAGAGAGGGTTTAGCAGACGGTGGACGTATTGGTTTAAAAGAAGGGTTAGGATCTTTTGAAACTAATGACCCAGGAGAAGCTATGAAAGAAATTATAAAAAGAGTTATTAATGTAGAAGGTGCGACTGTTCCAATTAGTGATAATATATCCTTGAACCTTGGACCAAGTGTAGACCAAGCTGAGTTAGGTGGTATTATTAATTTACTTGGTGGTGAGTTAATGTTTGGTGGTGGTTTTAAAGGAGATGATAAAGGAATAGGTATTAGTTTTAAAAAAGAATTCAACAAAGGTGGTCGTGTCGCTTATCAAGACGGCACACCTGAAAGAAAAAATTATGAAACTCCTGTGACTGATGCAATAAAATTAGTTAATAATAAAACGATGGATCTTTTAGATAAGGGTGGAGAATTATTTAATGAGTATAGTGGTATAGATGATATAGATGCTGAAATAAGAAGTTTTCCTGGTGCTTTTGATGATCCAATTGGTCAATCTTCTAACTTTAGACATCAAGCTGCATCAAATCTTTTAGCTGAATCATTAGGAAAAGGTAAACTAGGTCCTATTGGATACTTATCAGGTGGTATAGGATCTTTTGGTTTAGGAACAGGAAAAGAAATAATAGATTTTATCGAGGGAGTTATAGATAAAAATACAACCACTAAGGAGGCTTTTGATCAAGCTCTTGAGGATACCATAAGTAATTTTAAAGGAGCTTTTGCAAAAGATAAAACTAGTGAAGATTTATATGCTGAGATAATGAAAGATTATGTACCAATGAATCGTTTTGATTTGATGCCTTTTAGATCAAGAAGTTTCTTAACACAAAAACAAAAAGATTTTATTAATAAAAATAGAAAAGATAAAAATATTATTCCTAAGAAAAAACCTACTAATGTTGTAACAGGAACCACGAAACCTGGAACAGGTGGTGGAGGTTTTGATACATCAGCTGCTGATAAGGCAGGAACATCTTTAGGAAGTGGTCAGTTTTCACCAAAGACAAGTAGAGGAAGATCAGGTTATACTCTAGGTGGACTAGCTAGAATGTTAGGCGAATAATGAAAAAGTTAACAACTACAATACCACCATTACGTGGACCTAACCCACAAGGGTTGAATATTACCTATAATACT